TGTTAAGTTTGACCTTGATATCTTCAATAAGATTACCAAAGGTGGTCTGCCAGTTAAGACATTGAATGTTGCACTTGCAGGCACTGGTGTTGGTAAATCATTGTTCATGTGTCACGTTGCCGCAAGCTGTTTATCTAATGCACAGAATGTTTTGTATATCACCATGGAAATGGCTGAAGAAAAGATTGCTGAACGTATCGATGCCAACTTGTTGAATGTAACGATGGATGAATTGCATGTAATGTCCAAAGAGGACTATGTACGTAAGTTTGGTGTACTGAAGAACAAGACTCAAGGTAAGTTAATTATCAAAGAGTATCCAACTGCTGCAGCCAATGCACTCCACTTCCGTGCCTTGTTGCAAGAGTTACAGTTGAAGAAAAGTTTTAAGCCTGATATTATCTTTATTGATTATTTGAATATCTGTTCGTCTTCACGTATCAAACCTGGTGGTTCTGTCAACTCATATACATATATTAAATCGATTGCTGAAGAATTGCGTGGTCTTGCTGTTGAAGCAGGCCTGCCAATTGTAACTGCGACACAAACAACTCGGTCTGGTTTCACAAACACCGATGTTGATTTGACAGACACAAGTGAATCATTTGGTTTGCCTGCGACTGCTGACTTTATGTTTGCTTTGATTAGTACAGAAGAACTACAACAATTGAACCAGATTATGGTAAAACAATTGAAGAATCGGTATTCTGACCCTAGTGTATTCAAACGTTTCATTGTTGGCATCGATAGATCAAAAATGCGACTATATGATACTGAACAATCTTCACAGACCGATATCTCTGATTCTGGTCAACCAGATAAACCACTAAGTACATTTGGTAATAGAGAGCGCAGGAATAAATTTGAGGGAATCAAAGTATGAACTTGACAGTTGAACAAGGTGCTTATGTTGCCAAAGTATTCTCGGATTATTTCGATAAGTTTGGCCGCATAGATGAGTACATGCGTGAACAGAAACTGGCATCAATGTCAGAAAGACCATTCACGTTACCTGGATGTGGACCAGAAGAAGACTTGTTCTCCGATTTTACAATGTCACCGGCAGATATGGAGTTTGAGATTGTTGAGTTGCCGCAAGACCGATGGGACATTTACCTTGATATGATATCGTCACATTCTAATATGACAAGTATACCCGGCCGTTGTTTGCGATTGGCAGTACTTGAGAAGAAGACAGGAAAGTGGTGTGGATTCATTCGTCTTGGTTCTCCAGTCATCAACTGCAAGCCACGAAATCAAATGCTTGGACAAGTGTTTACGCAAGTCCAAGGCGGTGCTCAGAGGTTCAATCAATGTGCTGCTATGGGTTTTGTTATTGTACCTGCACAACCATTTGGGTATAATTACCTTGGTGGCAAACTTCTGGCTGCGATTTGTACCTCACATGAAGTACGTGAGATGCTGAATCAGAAATATAAAATGTCAATGTGTTTGTTTGAGACTACCAGTTTGTATGGTTCTTCTAAGGCAGTATCACAATATGACGGCATGAAACCTTTGATTCGTTTCAAAGGTTTAACTGATTCAGATTTCTTACCGATGTTACACGGCCAAACCTATATTGATTTGAAGAACTATGTTGAAGGTATCATTGGCGAACCACTTGCACCAGAAGATGCATCATCACGTAAGTTGAAAATCTCGAATCACATCGTATCATTAACCAAGGTCGCACTTAAAGGTACACCAGAAGGTGCCAAGTTTGCACAGACGATTGAGAATGCCAAGAATCTGAACGAACAGAAACGATACTTTATCTCCGATTATGGTTATAAAAACATGGTTGACTTTGTAAATGGCAAGGCCGACAAGTTATTACCAGGTGAAAACTATGAGAAGTTTCATTTAAACAACATCATTGAGTGGTGGCGTAAGAAAGCTATCAATCGATTTGAGACATTGAAGACTGATAATCGTATCAGGACCGAACAAGAAGTTTGGACCGGTGATAAAGTGCTTGACATTATTCGGTAACCTGGTAGGATAAATACTCCAAAAACACAGGAGTATTAGATGGCAGGTAATGCGATAGAGACAGCAAAGCAAGAGAACGCCTCAAAAGTCTATTTCAGAAAGTATATTGAGAGTACAAAAGTACCTTCAGAATCGGAATTATTTTCAGAAGTTGTGGAAGTTTATCCTGACCTTGCAAAAAATCTAGCATTAAGAACTGCTTGGATGAGTACATTCCAAAAGCAAGCCGAAGCTTTGCAAAAGTATTTGGGTAACAGTAAAGGTTACATCTATTCACGTGATGAGAGAAGTGGTTTCATGTCTTTTATTGAAGATATAGCTAAAAGTAGATGTGGTGTTTCTACCAAAGACAACTGGGATCCTGCCGACATTTACATGGTTAAAAAGTCCAAAGAAAACGAAATTCGAAAGAAGTTGGATTCAATCACCAAAAACACCGATGAGATGGCAAACATATATTCATTGAATGCTTATATGCGTGAGTTGATACAATCAAAAGATTTGGTTCCAGTTTCACTCAAGGCCATTTCAAAAACCAAAACTAAAGCCGACTTAGAATTATCCAACATGGGTAAAGGCAAAGCAAAAGAATTGATTTTTGAAAATGTAGGTCCACTTAAATGTTATGCAAATTTTGGAACAAACAGTAAGACACCAACGGAGATAGATAATGGTGAAATTGCAGGACAATTTAAAGCTGGTGATAGTCTAGTTAATTGGCAAACGAGAAACTTTAATATGTCAACACCTAGGGGTGGAGTACAGACTGACTTGACGCCAACTGGTAAAGATGCTGGTGCTAAAATTGGTAAGGCTTCTGCTGATGCCATTGATGATTTTTTCTCTAAGAATTATTCAAAATTAGGAATCATCAGACCAGTAAATGCTGGTAAAGACCCACATATTCCACTTGTTGGTAAGTGGACACCAGAAACCATAAAGTATTGGGTCGACTTTCAAAAAGAATTATCTAAGTTGAAAGTTAATGGTAAAGATATAGATTTTGGTGATATGAAAGTGATGTATAAAGGTAAACAAGTTTCATCTGGTTCTTTCGCTGATGTTTTAGATTATTGTATCAGGGAAGAAGGTTCTAAATATGCAGGTGGAAGACTTTCATCTAAATTAACTTGTATGCGTTGGGCTTATGCGTGGGCTCTAATAGATAAAAAAGGTCTTATGCAAGAGTGGTTGAAAACATTATACTATGGTGCTAAGAAAGAATTTAGAGACACAAACGGTCCATTCATAAAGATATATTAAAATGAAATTTTCAGAATTTATAATCTAACCTCGGGTGGTTTTGGTGGTAATAGTGATTATGTGAAGGAATATTGGTCACACCTAAATAAAGAAGAAAGAAAGATTTGTAGAAATTGGTCTAGAAATAGTATGGTTGGTGAAAATAATCCAATGTTTGGTAAAAAACACACCGAAGAAACAAAAGCTTTAATAGGTTCTAAAAGTGTCAACAGAAATTGGAATAAACCAAATCATTATGGTTCTAAAAATCCAAACGCAAAAAAAGTTTTGGTTGAATATGATGGTATTGAACAGAACTATGATTGTTTGAAAGATTTTTACAATACTATTTCTGACATACCATATTCAACATTGAAGTCGATTGCAAACACAGGAAATTTTTCCAAGAAGTATAAATTGAGAATAACATATGTATAAATTTAACGAATATAAGGAGGGCTCTCAAGATGTAATTCTAACCGAAGAAAAAGACGGTAAGAATTTACATCTTGAGTAACTCCGAACATATCGAGGATGAGGTTCTAAATCGTGGTGTTGCCGGCACCCGTGATGCAATTAACTTTCTACAATCATTACGTGATATGTTGGCGGGTCATGCATCTTCAAAAGTAAATGTTACCACAAAATGGGATGGTGCGCCTGCTGTCTTCTGTGGTATCAATCCCGACAATGGTAAATTCTTTGTTGGTACTAAAGGTGTCTTCAATGCAAACCCTAAGTTGAATTACACTGATGATGATATTGATATGAATCATCCGAGTGGTGGCCTGAATGCCAAACTTAAGGTTGCTTTGCGTTATTTACCAAAACTTGGCATTAAAGGTGTTCTGCAAGGCGACATGATGTTCTCTAAAGGAGATATCAATACACAAACAATTGATGGTGAAGAATACATTACGTTTCAACCAAATACGATTGTGTATGCTGTACCATCAGATTCAAAACTAGCCAAAGCAATGACCTCTGCACAGATGGGTATTGTCTTTCACACTTCATATACAGGTAAAACATTCTCTGATATGAAGGCATCATTCAACATCGATATCAATCACCTGAGTACAACTAAAGACGTTTGGTTCCGTGATGCATATTTTGTTGATGCTTCTGGTACTGTTACATTCACAGAACAAGAAACTAAGGTATTGAATTCACACCTGTCACTTGCGGGTACCACATTTCAATCTATCAATGCACTAACACTTAATAGAATTGCCGCAAGTGAGATAGTACTCACTTACATTAAGACATTTAATAATACCAAAGTGCGTGAAGGTATGGAGATTAAAGATACTACGGCACACACAAACGACTTGATTCGTTGGGTTGAGGCCAAGTTAAACAAAGATATCTCTGATGCCAAAAAAGAAGAAACAAAACAGAAACGAATCAAAGAGAAGACTGAGATTATGCGATTCTTCCGTGGTTCA